GAGATCCAGGTTGCCATTTTTATCAGGCTCCATGCCGTTGATACTCTTGACAGTTCCCTGACCGCCGTTCAGTTCCAGCTCCCTCACGCGCTTCTCCAGAGCCTGCAAGGAAACGGTCTTGGTTTCCGTGTAAACGTAGTCTTCCGGCTTCTCTTCCCTGGTGACTTTGAAATCCTTGATCTCAGGATTATGCTCAGCATCTTCCGCAGACGGCAGGACGTACACACGGATGTATCCCGGAGTCTGGAGGAGGATGTTGGGGATGTCAGCTACCACATGGCCTCCGTCCTCGTATGCCATCACGGGCAGTGCGCTGTCCTTGTTGTCATACTTCTTGATGACCTCCACGCGGGTACCGGGCAGGAAGTTGTCGATGATGACTCTTTTGTTCAGAGACCACTGTTTGAGGATCCGCGCTCCTCCTTCGAGTTCAATCATCTGCTTTCACGTCCTTTCCTTTCTTGTGGTGGGGGTGTTTCCACCCCCTTGGTTGACGTTCGGATGGTTAGCCATTCACCATAGCCAGACATTCTTCGTCCGTCTTGGCTTCAAACCAGACCTTTGCACTGTGAATGGTTCCCTTCAGCACGGCGGAGCCACCGATTTTCAGCGTGGATGTGTGGTTTCCGGGTCTAGTGAGCGTAGCTGCAATCATTTCGGTTTTACCGTCGCAGGTATAACTCACGGAGCCACCAGAGCAGCGAATAACCAGCTTATGGCGAGTACCCCAATACGTGCCGCTCCAAAGGCGCACGGTACCACTAACACCATGAAATGCAGCTCCGCCAGAGTTTCCGTTTTTCCACCATGACCAGCCGAAATAATCAGGAGCAGGACCACCAGCGTCCATAAAGTACCGTTCTCCGGTAATATCATCCCATGCAGGAGGCGTGAAATCCATGAATACAGTATAATCTTTATCTTCATCCATCAGCATGATGCCGGTATCTATCATGGTGGTAGAATCCACGGTAGTTTCCGCCAAACTATATACCGCAGTGTCAACAATTCCGCTGACAGACACAGCACAGGTTGCGGTCTGTTCGCCACAGGTTGCGGTAATCACTGCGCTGCCGTTTGCCTTGGCAGTAACAACGCCATTTTCCACGCTCGCAATATCGGGTGCATCACTGCTCCAAACCACAATATCCGTGGTGTCTGTCGGCTGTACGGTTGCGGTCAGTGCCTGTGTTCCCTCTGCCGTAAAGGTCAGTTCGGATGCAGACAGGGAAATTCCGGTACACGGTACAGAAGTGGGAATATCGGGTTCGTCAGGCTCAACAACTTCACCAGTAAGTCCGGCAATATATTTATCCGTCCATGCGATTCTTGCAAGTGCAAACCCACGCAACTGCTGAATATTGTTGGTGGTCTGCTGTTTGATTCCGGTATATGCTCCACCACCAGTGGTGTTTGCGTAGTCCTCTTTGATCAGTTCAGCCGGGGCAATGTCGGTGAATCGCTCAAACCGATTGATTACGTTCTCGATAGACAGCGCACCGGATTTCAGTTCTGCCCACCGTGCCTGAAGTTCATCCTTGAAAAGCTGTTCCAGACGGATATAAAGAAGATTTCCTTCCTTGCTATCGTTCAGGTAATCCTCATAGCTTGTACGGGGATAATCCGTTGCAAGGAACATACTTGCGTTCCAATATAAACCCCATGTACTATCCATGTCATACATGGATGCAATCCACGTCTGACCGTCAAAGGTCATGTAAAGCTGATTCTTGCCATAGGCATCAATGCCACAGGATGCCAGACCGAAAAGGTGATAGTCGATCAGGCTGGGCACATCGAAGTAATTCCCCAAATTCGCCTTGAACTCATCATCGGTACTGTTCATTACAAAATTGATAACCTCAATCCAGCGGTTCTTGATAGAGTCGGGCATTGCGTCATGGATTTCATCCGTCCACTGTATTACAGATGCTTCACGGAAACAGCCAGACTTATAGCCTTCACCGCACAGGATGCAATGGGTATCCAGCTTATCATCCATGTTAGACATCCACTTGTCTTTCGGGATGTTCAGGGTATATCTGCCTTGATACACACCAGCCGCATAGACCGTGACCGGGAATCCATCGATTGCACCCTGATTGGGGGACGTTCTCAGCAGTTCAGGCAGTTCCGCATAGTTGGCACGGGTTTTCACGATATCGCCCCACAGACGGGCAGACACCACATTTCGGGCATGGCTCAGGTCAATCCAGTTCGCCTTGTAAACGTGCTTGTTCTGCTTGCCCCATCCCTTGAAATCGACCTTCAGTTTTTCGGCGCATTCTTTATCCGCAAACATTTTGACGGTCTGGTTCTTCTTGGGATAGTTCATGGAACTGTTGCCCTGTGCCTTGATTTCAGCATAACCGGAAATGTCCTGTGTTTTGGAGATATAGCGGAAAGATACCACCTTTTCGTCCTTGGTCTGCTGAAGTGCATCACCGAAAAAGACCTTGGGGATATCATCGTCCGCAGGCTCCATGACGGTGATGCCGCCCAGCTGTTCCAGTGCGGTCAATCTCGCGCCGGTAGCCGCAGCATCAGCCGCCTGTCCGCTCTGGGTCAGGGTGGTGTCGAGGGTCACATTCGCACCGCCAGGTTCACCGGAACCTCCGGTCGGGATATTGATGGTGACGGGCTTGGATCCGTCATAGGTGCCCGTTGCGCCGCCGGTGAAGGTCAGCGTGTTCGGGTTGGGCAGAGCCGTGGGCACTTTGATGGCCTCGGCAGCGGCTTTCGCCGCGTTTGCTTTCTCACGGGCCTCTGCGTCAACGACTTCAAATGTGAATGAGCCGTTGCTGGCATCGACCGTGAGCTTTTTCAGTTCTGTTGCCATGTTTAACCTCCTATCGTTACATTTCCTTCATCGTCATACACTACCGATTCCAGACCGGACAGTGTTACGTTTCCAGATCCATCGTGAGTAACAGTGCAGCCGAGCGGAAGTGTGAGCCGCACGACTCCCGCTCTGTACGACACGATCAGCTCTTCCGTCAGCTCCGGAGGGGTCGGTGCTGCAGGGATGGTGATCTCCGCGCTGACTGCATCCGCTCCACGGTTGACGATCCGCATGTACACACCGGGACGTTTCTTCGTCTCTCCGGTTTTATAGAATCCTGCCATTCAGGTCACTCCCTTCCCAGGCTCTTTTTGGCCTCCTGAGCCTTTCTCGCGTCCTCTTCGTCGTCCACAGGTGTTTCTTCCTGTTTCTTCTTCCGACGGTTCTGAGGTGCCTTCCCGGGCTTCTGAGCGGCATTCTGCGCTTTCAGCTTCGCGTCTTCCTGCTTCCGCTTCTCCTGTTCTGCCCGAATCTTATCCGCTTCGTTCAGGTGGAAGTTGATTTTCTTGTCATCCAGGCCGATATCCCGAAGCAATTCAGTTGCAGCATCACGGGTGCTTTCACCCTTTGTGTAATCACGAAGGATGTTCTTCACCTTGTAGACTGTTTTGCTTTCAGGGGTTTCCGCGTTGGGGTCTGCGTTGGGATCCTCGCCGGGCTGCATCTCCTTGGGGGTGTCGGTTTCCAGCTTCTCAGGCAGGTTGCCCGCGCGGCGGAGCATCTTCTCCAGCTCCTCGTCCGGTGTCAGCAGACCGACGCCCACCAGCTTCTCGATGTAGGTGCAGAGCTGTACCATGTCCACTTCATCAATGTCACCATGGGTCATGACGGGATAGTCGGTGATGCCCTTGAACTTGTCGCCGTTGGCATCGATCAGGCGGGGGATGGCCTGGTTGTTGAACACTTCGCAGATGACTTCCAGGTAGGCGCCGATTGCCAAAGCGAAGATCTTCGTCTTGCTGTCAGCCAGGGCGAAGGATCCGACCTGCTGCTGACCGAGCATAACGAAGTCAGCCAGGACCGTGGTAGCAATTCGCTTGTCCCAGCGCTCGATGATGGCGTTGGTGTCGAACTGCCGCTTGCCGGACGATGCCAGCAGCTCCAGCTTCCAACCGGGGGAATCCGGGGTTCCGTTCTGCAGCACGATGCCCTCCATCGCATCGCGGCGGATGCCGGACACGAGGCTCTGAGCATAGGCCAGGAGCCGAACCATTTCGGGATCGTCAGGGTCGAAGATGTTGATGCCTGCGGGAGCATACAGGACAGGGAAGCCTGCCAGGTCCCGCTCCATGCCGTAGGATTCGATTTCCTCCAGGCGCTTCTTTATGTACCATGCACGGTAGGCATTGCGGAAAATGCTGCGGCCTTCCGGGTTGTTCTTGCGGGATCGGGTCTTGAAGTGCAGCGCCTTATTGAGAGGGATGGTGACCTTGACATAGTCGGGAGCCGGCATCTGGGTCATGCCGGTCAGGTCATCAGAGTCCGGCTGGTATTCCCAGCCGATCAGCGTGTCCTGGGCGCGGATGGGGAGCTTCCGCCAACCGACCAGGCCGTCGCTGTACTTGCTGTTGGTTTTGGGATTGTTGCTTCTGCCCATGCGGCGCTTGTACACGATCTCATGGTAGCTCCATCCGTAGGGCAGGAAGGACAGGCACTCGGACAGGAACTCCGGCCACGTCTCCTCCATGTCGTACATACAGGATTCTACGAAATCTGCCGCTTCCTTGTCGATTTCGGAGTCACCGCCGGGCTCGATCTGGAAGTCGGTGTTACGCATCAGCATCTCAATGGCGAACCACACACCGCCGATGGTCGCATCGTTGTCCATCATCTCGGTATAGGTCTGGACAGCCTTGTCGCCCTGCAGCTCAGGCAGGAACTCCTCCATGAAGATGGATTCATTGCCGTGTATGCCAAAGCGCTGCTGACCGATTCGGCCGATTTCCTTGCCGCTAATTCTTCTGGCGGTCTCGGCTTGCCCGGTTTCGGTTTTCACTTCGCCGGATTCGGCTTTCACGATTTCCTCGCTCATTCCTTGTTGTCACCTGCTTTCTTAATTCTTGAACCAGTAGCTCTGCTTGGCCAGGGCACTGTTGTCCTTCGGTACGGATACGGTGTTGAACTTCTCCAGCTCCAGGAAGCCTGTGTTGCTGGCATCGGCCATATCCTTGAACTTCCGGTCTGGGAAGCCGTCCAGCTGGGCCAGGTACTCTGATGTCCATGGTCTGTTCAGGACTTCCACATTGCCGTTGATCCACTGAGCAGACAGCGGCTCCGCGCGGACTTCCTTGCTGCCGGACTCTCGCTCGATGTTGACGCTGAAGCCGGACAGCAGCTTTATGTACTGTTCCTTCTGATCCACACCGGCCTGGCCGGGATCCTGGTTCATGCGGATTCTGTATTTGGATTTATATGCTGCCTTGTCAGCTCGTGCGGTGGTCAATACCAGGTTTCGCACATCGCTGGCATTGAGCCGCTTATTGATAACGTCGAGGACAACCAGCTTTCCGCTCTTGCGCTTGCCGATCAGCACACCGGCCGTGTATGCGGGGCCGTCCTCGGGGTTGTTGTTCTTCTTGTCCTCTGTGCCTGCAAGGTCCCATGCGCGGACAACACGCACCAGGTCATCCGGTATCTCGTCAATGAGCTTCGCCTTGTCACGAGGGAAGTAAAGGCCAGCAGCAGGACGGATGTTCCAGTTGCCGCCCAGCAGCCGCTCCTGTTCAACGAGGGGCAGGGCCTTCAGGTTGGCCAGGTAGCTCGGGTCATTCTTCATCAGGATGGCATTGTTGCAAT